CCTTGAGCATAATTCACTCCTATAAGCCGTCACCCGGCGTGATGTACAAGTCAGCAGTGCCAGAACTCGTAATCGCCGTGAAGTAGGCATTGGGGACAAAAGACAGAATCTCATCAGTCTGCGGCAACAAGGTCAGCACTGCCGTACTGTTAGCACCCTCTCCCGTAGGAATGACGCAATTAGAGGCAGCATCAGCACTTGTCTGAGCATAGGCTAGGAAGCAGGCCGTATTGCTCGACAGGTTGATGACGCGGTACTGGTTGCCGCCAAGAGTCGTAGAAGGCACCTGTACGGGCGTAGGAGCAGTAGAAGCCGCTACCAGCTTGACGGTCTTACCTAATGCCGTAAATGCGTTTATGCCCATTTTTGTCTCCTAGATTGTGGGCCAAGTAACACTATAAGGAAATCCCGCTTGCTCTGGCAGATTTCTTAACGCCTCTCGGTACACGGCCCACGCATCCTTATCTACCGGGGAGTCTGCAAGCTGCGTCCAATCACTATTAGCCAGCAATTGATTGCGCTTAGCCCTAACATTTGTTGTTGCCTGATCCTCTGGCAGTTGCACCACTTGCCATGTCTGCGTCCACTTGCCATCAACCAGTACAGGTGTGGTCTGCTCATGGCGTTGCGTCAGCGGGTCTACCTCTGGTGCTGGTACTTCTTGGATAGCATAGACATCATAGGCGGCAAGCGTATCTGCTGAGATATACGCAGGAAAACTTGTATTAGGATTGTCCTTGCGTAGTTGCCCTATCGTGTAAGGGTATTGGATAGAGCCATTGGTTACTTTTACATAAAGCATATCTTTCCCTTTCTAGGAAATTGTGAACTCCCATACTATGTCAGCATCTAAACCAACAACATAAAACCTTGTGCCATCATCCTTAAACCATACGCCTCTTGGAGAAGTTTCATAAGATGAAACATTAAAAGATTTGTTTGCATAAGACGCAGTAGAAATATCCCAAGGAGTTGATAAAGTGTACTGGTACAAAGTGTCATTTGTTATTCCGAGAACATACATCTTTGATCCAGAATCTCCTAAAAAAACTGCTTGAGGTGTGTTTTCCTGTGCGTTTACGCTAAACGATTTGCTTGCGTAAGACGCAGTAGATAAATCCCATGCTGAAGATAATGAGTACTGATATACGGTATCACTTGCATCTCCAACAACATACATTTTTGTACCAGAATCACCAAAAAATAATCCATTAGGAGAAGATTCTTGACTGGTAACACTAAAACTCACCGAATCATATGTTGCGCTAGATATGTCCCAAGCCGTAGAAAGACTGTACTGATAAATTGCATCGTTGGTACGAGACAAAACAAACATTTTTGTTCCGTCTTCTTTGAATTGAACTTTTGTAGGAGCAATACTAGCTTGTGCAGAAACCGAAAAATTACGAACATACGATGCCGATTGAACAGCCCACGCACTAGAAACAGAGTATTGGTTGACATCATCACCAGCCGAACCAAGCACATACATTTCTGTACCATCAGGCTTAAAAGTTACAGACTGTGCATCTGTTTCCTGTGCCGCAACAGACCTATAGTACGAATTAGCAGTAGACAAGTTCCATGCTGTGCTGAGTGGGAAGCCTTGGACACGGTCTAATGTTGATCCTATAACGTACATTTTTGTGCCAGAGTCGGCAAAGGCAAGTCCTTGTAATACTGTTTCACCTGTAATAGTTCCAACATCATAAGAAATAGAAGAATAACTAGCAGTGCTTATGTCCCATGCAGAAGAAAGCGCATATTCATAAATGGCATCGTTTGTGTCCGACGCTACAAACATCTTTGTGCCATCTGATTTGAATTCTACTTTTACAGGAGCAGTACCAGTTTCTGCTGATACGGAAAACAATTGCACAAACGAAGCGGTGCTTACATTCCACGCCGTACCAAGATCGTATTCGTTTACATCATCACCAGTTTGCCCAATGATGTACATCTTAGTACCGTCAGTTTTAAAAGTTATGCCTCTAGGTTCTGTTTCTTGTGTTGAAACACTAAAACTCACCGAGTCATAACTAGCGGTTAGCACATCCCATGCAGCCGCAAGAGAATATTGATAGACGGTATCGTTACCAGAGCCAACAATATACATCTTCGTACCATCGTCTTTGAAGGCTAGGCCATTAGGCGTACCTTCTTGTGATCCTACATAGAAGCCTGGAACCATGTTTGCCACATCCCAGGCAGTAGGCATGGTTTGTTGCCAGACGGAGTCGGTGGCAGTACCAACCATATAAAATTGTGTGCCATCTGGCTTTATGTACATTCCGACTGGAGCGCTTTCGCCAAACCAAGCACTTAATGTTGGTGAAGAAACTTTTGTATAAGAGGCGGTAGAAACATCCCAAGCAGATGACAATGCGTATTGATTGACATCATCACCAGTCGTGCCAATAATATACATTACTGTTCCATCAGATTTGAAAAATACATCAAATGGATTTGATTCTTCTGCGCTTATGCTTTTTGATAACGAAGCATAAGATGCTGTAGATAAATCCCACGGAGTTGATAATGTGTATTGATAAACTGTATCACTAGTTCGACCAACAATATACATTTTTGCGCCCGAATCGCCAAAAAACATACCAGATGGGTCTGATTCTTGACCAGCAACACTAAAACTTATTGAGTCATAAGAAGCAGTGCTAATATCCCAAGATGAAGATAATGAATATTGATAAACAGAATCATTGGTATTAGATAGTACATACATCTTAGTGCCATCATCTTTAAATCTAACTTTTGTTGGCGCAGCGCCTGCTTGCGCTGAAACAGAAAAGTTTTGCACATAAGATGCTGTAGTTACATCCCATGCAGTAGATAAATCATACTGATTAACATCATCGCCTGTTGTTCCAATTACATACATCTTTGTACCGTCTGGCTTAAACTCAACCCCGTTTGGATTTTCTTCTTCCGCAGCAACACTTTTACTAGGAAACACCGCCGTACTTGGTTGATATGCAGTACCTAAGTTGTATTGCAATACTCCGTCTGTGCTAGTACCAAGCACATACATACGAGTGCCGTCGTTATTAAACTTTACATCTGTGGGAGTGCCTTCATATGATGATGTACTTGGCCCACGGTTAATCCCTTGAAAAGATGCAAAGTCTAAATCCCAAGGGTTTGCTTGATTGCCGCCCGCCGCCGCAAGCATTGAAATTAAATCAGCCATTATTTGTAACTGTTGTAAGAAGCAACCATGCCATGAACAGTAGTGCCTGCGTCATATGTTACAAACACTAGGATGTCCAACCCGTTGGAAGTAAGCGATGGAGCCGTATTCCCACTCCAGGCCACATTGCTCCATGTCAAAGTCTGAGAACCTCCATTTGTTAGTGCCAGCACACAACCACTTAGAGTATTTGCTGCACTTGCGTTAGCAAAACTAATCGTCACATTGGCGTTTGCCGTAGCACTAAAGAAGTTGGCATTGGCAAAGTTAAGGCTGGTGTTGGCGTTTAGCAGGCCAAGCACTTCTCCATTGATTGAGTAGTCCTTGAGCGTTGGCCTGGTCGCTAACTTGTCTTGAAAGTCTACAGAAATGTTACTTGCCGAGCCACCAGTTATCGTGACATTGGCTAGTGACTCTGAGCCGTTCCCAATACCGTTGATGGCATTGACTACCGTAGTGAAGTTTGCATCTAGGTTTGCCAGCGGTATCGACGTAGTAGCCGCTGCAAACGTATTTGGGATAGTGATAGGAAGTGCCATCTTAGAACCTCGCTCTTAGTTCATGTTCGTATTGGAACCCATTTATTGTAAATGGGGTAGCAGTGGCTGTCACCGTCATTCCTAGGTACTTTCCGTACATTTTTGCGTCAGATCTATACAAAAAGTACCCCGCGCCAGGAGACACTGATCCAAGCCAAGATATAACAAGATTGGAATTGTTAGTCCAATTTACTTGATCGCCAACATTGTTAAGCCAAAGCACCGTATTGAGAAATGTAATTGGTGGAGACTGATCTGACTCCGAATCCACATAGGCATCCATTATGATTGGCAAATCACCTAAAGTAGCCTCGATACCGATCTTAAGTGCCTGCTTGTCTCGGATAGGATCACCCATAGGCAGAAGGGCCGTCTGTATCTCTACGCCTACCCCTGTCTGCTCATCCTCATAGAACTGGTACAAGTCCGTGCCAGTAGAGCCATAAAGGTTAAGGAATCCTTGGCTAACCGACGGAACCACAAAGTAGCAGTCGGTAAGCTGATTAGTGAAGAACCACTTACGCTCAAAGAACGCCGCCTGTATCCAGCGAAAGGTGCCATTGTCGTTGTAACGGAAGTTATAGACCGCGCACAGGATGTTGTTGATAAGGCACTGACCACCGCTAATGTCACTATTAAAGTCTATAAGCGGGAATACACCGTCTAGCGGGTCACTGATCTTGGTAGTCGTAGCGCCTACCAAGGCGTACACCCCGTACTCGTTCATAAAAAGAACTGAACGAAAGTACGGGAAGATGGCGTTTCTGAGGTTAGAACCGACCGAGGCAGAGACGTTGGTATTGGTAAATAGCGTCTCTCCAGTATTGGAATCCACTCGCACATCTGAGAAGACGTTGATAGAGTCCTCACCAAAGACGTATAGGAAGTTGTTAGCCGCTAGGATGCGGGTAATGTTCGTCCTTAGAGTAGCGTCTGAGATAGTTAGAAAGCCGGAAGAAATGCTATAGAAGTCGTTGTAAGTGTCTGCGGCGGTGTAAAACACCGTTCGATCACTAGCAATCCATGCTCTGCCTGAGAACGTGGCTATATCAATGCCATTTTGGTCTAGGATCGTGCAAGTAGCGTTGGCATTGGAGCCAGCACCAGAGATTGTGATGCTAGGAGGCGAGGTATAGCCTATGCCAGCCTCAGTCAAAATGATTTCTGAGACCACATTGCCGATTAACACCACTTCGCCAGTAGCGGTAACGCCATTTGCTTGGCTTGGGGCGCTAAAAGTGACGGTAGTGTTGGCTGCTAGGTAGCCTGTACCACCATCATTGATCGTAATGCTGTTGACCGCCCCTATATCGTGTAGATCTACACCATCCCAGGTCTTATAGCCGTTGTTTGGGTCAATAATTAGCGCACGTTCATTCTTCCACTGGGTAATTGCCACGCCAGAGTTGGAAAAAGTGCCTGTATTGGCTATGTTTCCCGTAGATCCAGTCGTAATGTTGACGTAATTGGCACTGCCATCGTCATTAAACGACAGGATGTACTCGTTGTTATTGATGTTTACCGACCCCATAAAGGCGGTATTTGCCGTCCAAGTGACGTTTGCAAGCTGCTGATTGGCTGGAACGGTCTTGAGGTTGCCAAAACCGATAGGCATAGCGTTTTCTAGCCAGCCAAACTCCCCGTCTCCGATCACGGTACGGGAGTTTTTGGTGTTTACACCCTTGAAGTCTTTGACTACGGCATAACTTTTCTTCTGCTCTACCGCAGCCATGTCAGTACCCCGCTATGTAAGGTGTCGGTAGTCTGCGCGTAAATGAAGTATTTAGTGCTTGGAGA